TAATCTGCATCACTGGATCGTTTTCTTCTAAGGCGTTAATGGTTTGAGCTAGTCTTTCGCCTGTGAAGCCAGCAGAGTATAATTCTCTGTAGATCCATATTGTTCCATCCCAATCTACTGCACCCCAAAGTACGCAACTAGGAGCAGCATAACCATAATCGGCTGCTCGAATGCGAGGCCAGTTAGTTGGTATCTCAAAAGGGTCAACAACGTGCTTGTGTCTTTCAAACTCTGAAAATGCTGCACCATCTGCAACATCCCAATCACCTTCTAGTAGTCTTCTTCGTTCTATTTCTGGTAGTGACAGAAGCATTGCTTCATATTCGCCACTTTCCATCAAGTATGGGTTGTCTGTTAGCCTTGCAGGTATGAATCTACGTTGGTATAGAGGCTTGTTAGGGTGTAACGAATGATTAGGGCCGTATCTCAGTATCTTTTTAGTGTCAATGTCTGTAGCCCAGTAAGGATCGTTAGGAACTGCAGGGTCTATGAACATCTTTTTAATCCACCAACCTCCTATACCTCCAGGATTGGCAGATGCTCGCATATATGTCTCTATGTTTGGGTCTGTTGTCCTTAAACGAGAACGAAGGTAGTTCCAAACATAAGGAGTAGGGTATTGTCCAAGTTCATCTATCCCTATCCATGTAAAACTTTGCCCTTGATAACGTGTAACGTCAGTATCTTTATCTACATAACTGAATAACGCTGTTGCGCCACTTGGAAAGGACCAAGTATTCTTAGATTCTTTAAAGATTGCACCTGGAAATGCCTTTGGGTACAACTTTCTTGATTGATCTACTAGTTCTGTCAGCTCTGAAAGCGTCCTACGTAGCAATAAGGCTCTGTGGTTGCCGTTTCCAGCGTAACGTAGGAGGTCAACTAGCATGGCAAAGGACTTTCCTCCACCTGCAGCACCGCCATATAGCACTTCTTTCTCTGGTGCTGCCAAGAAATCAACTTGTGGACCCTTGTTGGGTGTGAAGATGACTTCCGTGTTGTCCGTTATAGAGTCTCTTATGTCCTTGGGCAGAGTATTTATGAACTCTTCGGTGGTTGTACCACCTTTACCTGCTAATCCTAGACCTGCTTTATGTTTATTCTCTATGTTATTGAGCTTTTCTATTCGTTTTACTACCTGCTCTTGTCGCCTTTTTGCAGTCTTTAGCTCTCTTTGTACTTCACGTTTCTTTGCAACTGCGCGGGTTACGTGGTAGTTGCCCTTCTCTCCAGGTTTTAGCTTTGGTCGGGCCATCTATTTCTTAAGGTCTTTATCTTCTTGTTCTAATTCTTTCATCTTTTTTCTGTTCTTGTGTTCTTTTATTGCAGTTGTAAGAACTTCACGCGCACTGTTTATTGCATAACCAATAGGAGGAGCTGCTATAGTCATTAAACCGACAGCTAAAGCAGGAAGACCTGCAGTTTGTACTTCTCCCTTTGGTGTTGGTCTAGCCTTGCGGCTTCCAGATCCTTTGGCGTAAGTTTTAGTCATTAGCTTATTACCTTATTTCCCAAGAGTCTTTAGCTTTTTTTCTTTAGCTTTTCTCTTTTTTTCTTCATCAAGTGCATATCGTCTAGAAGCTTGTTCAGCCTTATACTGTTGGTGCATCAGATACGCAGCAGTACCTAAAGCAGCAGCACCGCCTATTATAAGACCAGCACCTGCAGTTTGTAATTCTCCGTTTGGTGTTGGTTTGGCCTTGCGGCTTCCAGCTACTTTGGTAGACATCAGCTTACTACCTTTGCAATGTCTATAATGCTTACACTTATCAAAGTGTAGGTTATGATTGTAAGTAGGAACACTTGGTTTAGACCTTTCGTGATATACGTTTTATGTGTTTAGCTACCTTCTTTGACTGATTGGCGTGTAGCTTACTTGCTTTGTTAAGTTGTGCAGGTATCTTCTTAACACTTGCAGGTACTTTTACTTTACCGCCTTTGTTCATCTTAGCAGTCTTAGCCGAACGTTTAAAGTTATCGGCAGTCGGTGCGCCCTTGGCTCCAACTTTACGCATCTTCTCACCGCTTCCTGCAGCAATACGTTTTTTCTTAGCGTGTATGTTAGCGTAAAGTCCTTTTTTAGCCATCTTGTTTAATTATCCATAAACTTTGCTTTGCGTACACCGCCACCGTTGGCGTAGTTTTTTACTGTGCCACCACTTGCTTTTCCTTTTATACTTCCAGGATTTCCAAAGTTGTAATTCGCCTTACCACTTATCTGTCTTTTTGCTTGTGTTTTTCTTGTACTTCTGTATGCCTGTTCAAGCTTCTTTTCAGATGTGATAGCATTCCTATTCATGTTTATAACATCTTTAGAGTTCTTTGGAATGGCACTATTAGTTACCTGTTTAACGTTATGTTTTTTTCCTAGTGGGCTTCGTAGTAGTTTTGGAGCAATCATTCTCACAACTCCTGCTATGATTGCTGGTACTAATACTAATGCTGGTGCTGGCATTATACTTGTCCCTCTTCTTGATCTATTACGATCTCTTTTGGTTTGTCTTTTGATGGAAGCATGATAATACCGTGCATAACATTTGCTTCAATTTCGACTTGTTGTTTCTTTCCAACGCCCACTCTGTCAAGGATTGTCTCTGCTGTCTTGAGTCTGTGATCCATTTGATTAAGAGGAGTTGTTCCATCTGCATCTAGTCCTTCTACTATTCTGCTTGCAGCCTTAATGGAGTGCGTGGCAAGCATGTTGCGTGTGCGGTCTACTATCTCGTTGCGTAACGATCTTGTTAACCAACTACGAGAGTGTTCCTTGTAACCAGCAGCAGCAACAGCATTCTTGACATGGCCTCCGTTATCCATGAGTGCGTCAAGAAACTTCTCTTGTTTTGTTGTTAGTTCTCTTTTATCTTTTTTAGAAGTAGTAGTAGGTAAACTCAAATCTATACAACCTTGTAGTAAATAGAGCATTGCGTAGGCAACCAAAGCTCTCTCTAGAACCTAATGCTTTGTGCGGCTTATGAATTGCGCTTAGATTAGGGAGGAGGAATGTTGCCTACGCAAACTCTGTAATTATGTAGCAATAAGTAGAAGTAACGTTCTATTCCAAATTTGTATACACTTTAAGGTTTGGTTGGATATTAACTGTTTTCTACGTTTTAGTGCTACCTTCTATTATACACCGTATATGAATGTTGTCAAGTAAATAATGCGTAATAGTGTAATAATATTAAAAAAATATATTTTATACTTGACAGATTGGTCAGGAGGTGTATACTAGTGTATAACACTGCAGAGGATGTAGTACCTATCTATATAGGCTACATACACTATAAGGTGTCGAGAAATGGAGACTACATATATCTAAGGATGTTGACTCCATATACACGACCAAGCAGTGTTAACACCGTTAACACCGTTAACACCGTTAACACCTAACTTCCTTTAAAAATATAAAATTATTAGCGGCTGTGAGTATACTATTACTGGGGGGTGTAGTGGCCCTCGCGGGGTGTTGCTTTTATGTTCCGCGCACAACCTCGCCGATGCCTGATCAAACTACATAGACTGTATAAGGGGAGCCAAACCGTGCTTTATATCTTTCCTTGGCATGAATTCCAACGTGCATACATGCGTGATGAAATCATAAACCGACATTTAATTGAAACTGTATATGGTTTTACTGCATAGGGGGCTGGGTTGCGTACAATACAGCCACCAATAACAACCCCACTACCCATACATTACATACAGTTACGTGGTTAACCCAGTTATTACTCTACACATAAAAAGAACCCCAATGCGCGAACATTGGGGCTAAGTTTACACTACTAGGAAGTGCTGTATTGTTATGGTTGCATATAGTGAACGAACAGCATTGAAAACATGGCAACGCCGAACATAATAGCGCCACCAAGTGTTATCCTGTCTAATACCTTCACAACGTGATCATAACGATTGTTAAGCAATGCAATGTCTCGCTCTCTGGTCATGTCTACAGTCTTGTTAAGCTGTTTAATACTGGGCTGGAGCCATTCGGCATCATATGCCTTTATAGCCGCATTAACGTCCGCCTTGTTCATTGTCGTAAGTACTACGTTACTCATGGCAATGTTCATATCTTTAAG